ATGTAGTTGCAAAGACTTCATCTCCTCCCATGCGATCAGCTTCAGGAAAAGATATTACATAGCCAACGCCAATAGCACCTGCATTTATAAGCTCTACCTGTATCTCTGCTAACCTTCTTCTTGGTAAAGGATAACCACCCTCTCTTTCAACATCTTCTTCTGTGATATTTAAGATCACAAAATTTCCTGATGGCTCGTAATCTTTTACTAGTGCATCAAAAGCTCTTAGCTTAATAATTTCAGTAGGGGTTGTTTGGAATAGCAAAGGCAGTGATAGTAGTATAACTATCGGAAACAAAAGTCTTTTCATCACAAAATAATAGCATAAAAAAAGGGTCAATTAAGACCCTTAGATATTTTGTTAATTTAGATTTAAGAAACTACATAAGCATTTTCTAATCTTTCTACAAATCCATTAATGACATTTTTAGCTTCTTTTAAACTTGAAGCATCAAACCAAAAATCCTGACCTAGTTCTCCAAATTCATCACCTTGTTCTTCACCCCAATTCTCATTGGCATATTTGCTTGGTCTAACTATGTAAACTATAGAGCCAAAATGATCAGCTTCCCCTACAGTAAAATTATTGTATAAATATTCGTTCATTACTTGCTCCCTTTTTCAATTTCAATAAATGCTTCTAAAAAACAAATTAAATTTTCAGCATCTTTTGTATTTAAATACCATTCTAATGGTTCTGTTTTAGTTATAACTCTATTATTAGAAGTTCTTTTTGTTTCTGTCTTACCTGCAAATATTCTTAATTCTTTTTTATTGCGAAAGCTATGTTCATAATATGAAACTGTTGCATAATCATTATTTTGTGTGTAAAAAGGCTCTTCATTAAAATCACCTGTTTTATTATCTATAAAAGAATGCATATACCCTTTCCCATCATTTCGTTCTGTAAATGCTTTTTTTATGTTTGCAATTTTTTGTTTTTTTGTTAATTCCTTCATTTTATTCTACCTTGCCTTTCGGCTATCATTTAATATAGAACCAGTATAACTCCAAATTGGAATAATGTGCAACACTTTATTTAATTATTTTATATAGAAGTAAGAATAAATTAAGACTCTTAGATTTAATCTAAAGGCTCAGAGTATTATTTACTACAATCAAGAGCCTTCAGCGTTATTAGTTATACAACTTTGATTTAAAGAGTGGAGTTGTATATCCAACTTCTTGTAGGGCATGAACAGGTTTCGTACTTATCTTGCATTTATCTTACGACCACCTTAATTAAGGATTTATGGCTTTTATAGTAAGCTCTGTACACTACAAACTTATAACGAGTGAGCCACAATATATTAATAAAGTGGCATCCTCTTTCTGTCTTGTTTCTACTTTTGATTTGCTAATTTACAGCTAGTAAATCTTCTACAAATCAATCTATTCTAAAAAGTCGCTATCTTTTAGAGGTAGTCTGCTGAACAGATAAATATATCATACACCCAAAACGTAATAACATGCAACACTTTATTTAATTATTTTTTAATTACCTTGAGTTATCGTTATAACAGTTCCAGTTCCATTGACTTGAACTATATTAGAAACCCCATCTTGTATGAAGATAACAGTATAAGAAGCAGTGCCATCTATATCAACTCGTGCATACTGACTAACACTTCTAAGTAGAGTTAATGTTTCGCCATCAGCAAAAGTATTAATCTGCGTTTTTAAATCTTGACCAAACGAAGTTCCTTGAATATTTACTGTATTGGCATCTCTTGCTAGTACATCTTCTTGCTCTACTATTTGTAAAGCATCTACGACATCAAGCAAATCCTCTAAGAAATTAACATCAAGATAGTTAATATCTAATTCTGTGAACTCTAGATCATCTTCAGACAAGAACTCTTCTTCTAAATAGTCTATATCTAAGTCATCAAAATCAAGGACACTTTTTCTATCTTGTACAACATTTTCTTCTGCGATTTCTTTATCTCTTTTAGGTGGATTAACAATAAGCATATTATCCATAAGCTCTAAAGTTAAATCTAAGATTACTGGTCTACTAGGTGCGTTTTCATAAACAGAAACAGTTGTAGCTTGAAAGGGTTTGTTTAAAAGTACCATACCGCTTCCTGTAATGACCTCTATTTCACCACTAGATAAACCATAAGCATCAGGCAACAATACAATTAAACTACGCCCTAGCTCGTCTACTGTGGCTGTAAAGTCTGTACCTCTTATGGCGATATTTGCAGTAGGAGTTTTAAGGGGTATGTTTTGCTTATCAATCTTATTAAGATTGCCTGTTATAAATCTGACTGTGCCAAGACCAAAGGTAAGAGCCATCTTAGATTTGGATGGGTCTGCGTCATAGATATATTCGTCTATAAGAAGTTGTGAGTGTTCTGTGAGTTTAACTACTGAATCATCAAGAAACTTAATAGCCATTCTGCCATTAGTGGTTACTGCTTCGTCATTAGATTGAATACCAAGATTAACTTCTGCTACTAGGTCTGTATCCCTAATAATCTGTGCATTGCCTTTTAGTTCAGATATACCACCTATATCAACAGCTTGTGCTTGTACCTCCGTCATTCTGAATAACACAAATATTGCCATTAGAACCAGTAGAATTGATTTGTAACCAATCGCTGACAAGGGTTGAAAGTTGTTGGATGTTTGCACTATTGCTATCTCCTGTTAAATCTATTTCTAGCCATTTGTTAGCATAACCTGAACCTGTATATGTGAAAGTATTACTATCACCATCTATATCTATTTTATTAGTAGCTGTATCACTATTAATATTAAAAGTTAAATCATTACTAGAACCATTAATTGTCCAATCTAGATCAAGGGTAGAAGCTAAAGCACTTGTTCCTTGATTTAATGTAAAGGTGTTTGTATTTCCACTTACATTAACATTATAGCTAGAGTTATCTATGCCATAAGTATTAGTAGGGTCTGCTTGTATTGTGAACTCATTAGAGTCTCCATCAAATTCAAAGAAGCCATCAACAGAATCACCATATATATCACCTAAGAACTTATTAAGGTTTCCTATTTGATTTATGTCTAGTGCCATTGCAAGACCAGTTATATTTAAGCCTGTAAGCGTTCCTGATACAGAGTTTAAACCACCAATAATGTTTCCATTACCTAATTGCTCTAAATCAATAGTTGCGTTTGCACCTGATTGAATTAGATATATTTCGTTATCTGCTGACCAAATTCCTACAGAAAAAACTGCAAGAAGCGTTATTAATTTATAGTTTTTCATTTTCCTCTCCATAGCCATTTATACTGCTTAAAGCATTTCACAGCATATTCGTTAGCAAAGTCATCAGCAGCTTGAATCTTAGACCCAATACGTTGATGATGCGGTTTACTGTAAGCAGAAATAACTATTGAACTAATAGTGTCACCGAAATTAGGCGAAATAATATCAGCAGTCTTCATAGCTTCAGATATTGGAGTTCCTTTTTGTCTTTCTTCCATTACAGAATGTGCATCTTCATAAACAATAGAACATGTCTCTATTGCACCTTTTTTATTATCAGCCGCGTATAGCACTGACACATTCATCAGTACAATTAGGCTTATTAATTTTAGTTTTTTCATGTTTCCAAAAACCCCTGTCGTAACCGACATTAATTAATTCTAAAACAGCACCTTCAATAGCTTTCATTAGTGCTAATGTAGTTGACTCGTTCCTTGAATTTCCTAATTCAATTTCTACGAGTTCCGTACCCATTTCTATGAATCTAAAAACATCTTCTGACTTGCCATAACTGAATATGGTCTTTTGGCTTAACACTTCTATAAGAATTTCACCTGTTGCAACTGATACCATACGAAGGCTAACAGTGATGTTATCTTCTCTATACTGTATTGATGTGCCTATCCCAAGATACCTAGCACCAATACCACCAGTTGACAAGTTACTATCATAACTTATAACTGCACCTTCTAACAATACACCTGCAAACAGTAAGGGTTGTAGCTTATCTTGATTGAAAGACTCCCTAGCAGACCTTACAAGCTGTCTCTCTTTAGTTAAATTGTCTAATCCTACCCTTTCCACCACTTTGAAGAACTGACCATTAGAAGCGTGTTTTAAAGCCCTTATAAGAAGTGCGTTGGGTTGTTGGGTAATAGCACTAGAGAATAAAGCGAACTCACTATTACTCTTACGCTGTCCTGTTTGGTCTGTGAAAGATGTTGGATACACAGCAACAATTGGCTTAACTGTAGGCGATACAACATTCAGTAATTCTATAGACTGTAGTTGATCTATTTTTACTACATCACTAGCCTTGTATCTTAATTCAACAGTATCTTCAAACTGATTAAATATTGAGCAACTAGAAAGTAAAAGAACCGATAGGAAGTGTAATGCTCGTGGTATTGCCATCTGAGTCCGTAATTATTAAAGTTATCATTCCAGTTACTTCGTCTAAAGTATATTGAATTGTGTTTCCTAGCAATTCTATAACACCTGATGTGCTAGAGTTTTCTCCAAATAAGTTATCCACAAGTTGTCTACTGAGCTGTGCATAAATTCGTGATTCTAAGTTACGCAAAAATTTAGCAAGTGTCGTGTTCTCTTTGTCCCTTTCTAATTGCTCTCTATAGGCTTTAATTTCTATTTTGATAGCTTCTTTCCTATTGAACTCTTGGTTCTCAATAGTAAGCCAATGACTAGAAGTTGCGATACCGCTAAAACTAGGGTTTTTAAACTTATGAACTATTTGGTCTGCACTGAGTTGTTGAATAAAGATACCTAAAATTAGAGCTATACCAATGTAAAATACACATTTGATAACAGTTTCTTTACCCTCTGCCCTTCTTCTGCGTTTCAATTCAGACTTGCTTGGTCTACCTCTTTTCTTAGTCTTTTCTTTGATCATCTCTATCTGCCTTCGCCAGTTTATCTATATTAATTAACTGTGGAACGCCTAGAATTGTCTTAATCATAGTGTCTTGTCTTATGATTTCATTGTCTAGACTTCTCACCCTATCTATTAATGCTACTAAAATACCATGCTGTGAGTCAAGTTTCCCACCTAGTCGTTCTTCCATAGAATTGATAATTGTTCCTAGCTTTTCATCTAAGACATCTACCTTAACTTCCATGCCATCAATAATTCTATTGATTAACTTCCATACAAAAGCACCTAATCCTAAAGCTGCAGCAATAGGAAATCCAAGTTCAGTTATAAGTTGTACTGCTGCATCCATTATTCAACTAGTGGTGAAACTTCTTCTGCACCATATATTTGCCATGTAAAGTAGATATCTAATTCATCATCTGTGATTGTAGTTTTGTACCAATCTATTACTTGATTATCTGTTAAGTTATCTACTAATATAAAATTATCAGGCAGGGTGTTGTCCTTCAATGTAAAGACTCCTAATAAGGGTGAATGCATATTCTCTGTTAATGTTTTTGTATTATCAGCTTGATCTACTGCTGTGACTGCAATACAAACTTCTCTAACTATTTGTGTATCATCATCAATGCTTTTTGCCATTGTTTTAACACTGACATAAGCGTATGTGTAATTAAAATTATGTACTGCCATTATATCTCCGTGAATCTATAGACACCATATTGAACATTAGTAAGCTGTCTATTACTTCCATCCCCTTGTGCAAGAATATAAAGTCTTAATGTCCTACTTGTGTTACTTATTTTTCTAACCATAAAATCTTTTTGCACCATTTCGTATGAGCTATCAAATCTATCTATAGCAGACCAGTATTGTGATTGCCCTGAGTGATATTGAGCATATCCTTGATCTAGTGTTGGTATTGTAGGTGCTGTGCCATCTTGATATGCAGTATAGTTTGTTAGTTCATTTCCAAAACCACCAAAAGTACCATCACCTGCAACTATTGATAGTGTTTTTACCTGTCCACTACCTCCAAAAACTCTACAGAAAATATGATATACCCCTGTTGCTGTTCCAAGTTCAGCTACAAGCCTAAGTCTCATTTGATTGCTTTGCCAAGCTCCAATAGTAGAACCTGATACAGTAGCAGCAGAAAAATCTAAAGCCAAATCTGTTACATTGATTCTATCTGCTGTAATAGTATTTGAAGCTATTTGTGTTGCTGTTATAGTACCTGATGTAATTTCTGTAGCTGTGACTGCACCTGCTGCAATTTTTGCAGTAGTAATAGCATCAGCATTTATCTTATCAGTGGTAATAGCGTTTGATGTAATGTTGTCTGCTACTATGGCATTGGCAGCAACTTTATCAGCAGTAACAGCATCAGCAGTAATATTCTCAGCTACAATCGCATTAGCAGCAACCTTATCTGCTGTAACTGCGTCTGCGTTGATTTTCACAGCAGTTATCGCATTAGCTTGTATATTACTAGCAACAATACTATCTGCTGCAAGTTTCCCTGCGACCACAGCACCTGCTGAAATCTTAGCTGCAACAACCGCATTTGCTGCAATTTTATCGGCTGTGATAGCATCAGCAATAATCTTATTAGCAGTTACTGCATTAGTGGCAATACTATCTGCAACGACTGCACCTGCATTTATTTTAGCTGTTGTTATAGCGTTAGAAACTATACTACCTGCTACGATAGAGTTTGCTGCTACTTTATCTGCTGTGACTGCATCAGCAGCAATTTTAACTGCTGTAATTGCATTAGAAGAAATGCTGTTTGCTACAACTGCTCCTGCGTTAATCTTTGCAGTGGTTATTGCATTAGCTACTATCTTTCCTGATGTAATTGCATTATCAGTAATCTTTGTTGATGTTATTGCGTTATCTGCTAATTGAGCTGTTTGTACTGCATTATCAGCAAGTTTTGCATTTGTTACTGCATCAGTACCTAATTCGCTAGAAGTTATTGCTCCTGTAGCAATTTTCGCTGTGCTTATAGCATCAGCAACTATCTGTGCTGTGTTTACTGCGTTATCTGCTAGTTTTGCATTAGTAACAGCATCAGTGCCTAACTTAGCTTCTACAATCGCACCTGCTGCTATTACATCACCCTGTATTGCGTTGACAGCAATCTTTGCATTTTCTACTGCTCTTGCTGCAATCTTAACTGCTGTTATTGAGCCATCAACTATATCCCCTGCTGCTATATTGGTGAAATTTCCTGTTGCAACAGAAGTGAATGCTGAATGTACATCTGATTGATTTACTGATCTCACCCAAAAGTAATAAGTAGTTCCTGCTGTTAATCCATCTTGTGGACCAAATACTGTAGTAGTCTTTTTACCATTAGCACCTAATATAGTATCAACTAAATATGTATCATCTGTAGGTGTAGAATTAGATGTTCTCCTATATATCTTAGTGGCTTTTAAATCTGCTGAAGTAGAGTTAATCCAAGAAACCAAAATACTAAAAGGCTCACCACTTGATGCAGTTAAACTTTGTGGAACAGCAGGTGCGTCAGTTGGTGCAGCAATAGCAATATTGACTACGCTTGTGTAAGCACTTGTAACGCCATTAACGTCTATATGCCTAGCCTTTACATTATAAGTTTTACCTACGACCACATTAGGCAACAGGGCAACTGCTACGCCCTTTCCTACAGTGAAGTCTGAGGTAAATGCACTATCTGTACTTAATTTATATGCGACTTCAGTAAGTGTGACCTTATCACTAGAGTTATTAGTCCAAGATGCTTTTATGTCTACTTTAGTTGTTACGCCTTCTTTATTAGTTTGTTGAGCAAGAGCAAGATTACTAGGTGCTGTGACTGCATAAGTTCCTGTACCAACATCACTGCCCTCTGATTGACCTGTTGTATAAGCGTTAGTGGCAAAGTCAAATACACTTGATGCGACTTCTTTTAATTCAAGTTTTGTTGCTATAATAGGAATATCATTAGTATCCATAATTTCCATATTAGTAGAAACTACTTCAAATACCTTTTGACTATATCCAAGTCTTTCATTCGTAATATATACCCAATCAACAGGTTGACATCTCATAAACTTTAAACTTACTAAGCAAGATAATTTAGTTGTTTGTCGTTGACTTTTTAATCCTATTCTCCCAAGTCTTTGAGCCATTGTGTTAGTTACTGTATATGGAAGTTGTGTTTCCATTTGTTTAATATAATTTGCAGTAGATTCACCTGATGGAGTATCAGCATTTAAAAAAGTGCTATCTTGATAAACTGGTGCATCTGCAGCTACATAACCTTCTACACTATCAACATAAATAGGCTTTACAGTATTATATAAATCTCCGTTATTAGGATTGGTTGATACAGATAAAGGTGCTAATAATTCATCATCAGTAATAGTTAAAGATGGTGTTTGTGAAGCACCTGCAAATATATTAAATTGTCCATTAACATAAGACATTTTACCTGCCATAGCACTGAGCAGTCCTTCCAGTATTCCATTACCATTAGCAGAAAAATTAGTAAATCCATTAGCTGTATATCTTTTTTCTGTAGTTGAGCCATCTGCTAAAGTAACATTTTGTTCACAAGTGTTAGCAGCAGAAGAAAAACCCCCTGCGTTAGTAGTATCATTTAATTCTGTAGTTTTAGCTTTAATCCCATATTGTGTATTGCTTAAAAAATCTCTAATACATAAAGCAGGATTGTCACTCCATGCAGTAGCGTTACTTCTTGGGTCAAATACTTTTTTACCTTTGACTAGAAAAGAAATAGCAGGTATGCCACTACCAAACTTTTCAGTATCGTATACCATTTCTATATATACATACGCTATATCAAGAAACTTATCTGTAGTTCCCATTGAATTTAGTCTAGCGTTCATATATCCATCAACAGCAGTTTGGCTACCATCAGAAATTGTAAATCTCATTAATCTTCCACTACCAAAATTATTTTGATTTTCAGTGTTAGTAAAGTCTGAGTTTGTAACTGTATGTACAGTTGAACCATTTATAGTACTTGTAGATGTGGTTAAATCTTTATCATTAAATCTTACATTAATAAGCTCTTCTATTTCATGTCCTGCTATAGCAATTACAGAATGTAGCAAAAAGTTATCTGTTCCAGTTGTTTCCATGTGAACAAAAGTTCCACCAACTCTACATTTTCCATATATTAATTGTCTTGGTGCTATAGGCTCTCTTCTAGTTACTTTAGTACCAAAGTTGCCATTGTTAGCTTCTAATCCTTTAGAAGTCATTTTGCCAACAACACCTGCAGCCAAAGTACCTACAAAAGTTGTGACTGCCATTACTTGTGCAGATGCAATTAATAATTCAGGTGGTATTCCACTTGCTATGGCAAATACCACTATAGCTGCGATAATTGCAGTCTTTATTTGTTTAGCCATCTATACGCCACACTTTTAAAATATCAACATTATTTTTGACACCAATACAATCATCTGATGGTGTAAGAATACTAATACCATCAGATATACCTACTAATTGTGATTCTTCTTTGTATACTACTAGATCACCTTTAGTCATATATGCTTTATCTATGTGATTGACACCTTTTGCTTTACAAGCCTTTTCAATACTTTGTAACAATGTTTTGTTATATGTTTTTATTGCTTTCATAGCACTTTCTTTATCTTTCCATTTAAGACTTTTTGGAATTAAATCTTCACCAGTTATTTCTTTTATAAGAGCATTAGAAAACTTACAACAATCCCATAAACCCCATTTAAAAGGTTTGTTTCTATTATCGTGTATGAAAGAATCAAAGGCTATTTCCCAGTCTAATATTTTTTTCATTATCTTTCTTGTTCTGAAACTCGGTCATTACCACCTCTTCGGTCATTACCACCAGTGCTACCACCCCAACCTGTTTTACCCCATACAATTTCTTTATCTTGCAATGATGCGACTCTGTTAAATCCAGTATCGCCTGAGTGTAAAAAATTTTGTGATTCTTTTGTATATCTAAAGTTTGAAGGTCTATCTAAATCAACCAGTCTACTCTCAGCACTTATATTTATACCTGCTCCGACTGGAGTATCATTAATAGTTAAAGTTGTCATTCTCCCTTTAAATAAAGTTAAAGTACCTGCAACTTCATTAGTACCGCCCATTAAGTAACCTAAAAAAACTGTTATTGGTCTATTTTGATAACTTTCTGTGAGTGCATAATTTAATACTGTAGAGTCCATTCCTGATATTGCAATGTTCATTCCTGATGATTTTAATTCAGTTGTGTCTTCAGAATTTCCTACAGATAGCAAAGAACCTGCACCAGTATATGTTTCAGTATTAATAGTAATATCACCAGTACCTGACCATATTAAAATATCATCTGTATCAAATTCAGCTTTTACTGCTAAAAACAATGATTGTTCATCAGCACCGAGACGATTAATTATAGAAGCATCTAATCCTTGCCTAGTAGCCATACTAAATTACCTCTGTACAAGCAAAGCTAATTCCATAGTTAGATATTCTATCTGCTGTCCAACTTACTTCATTACTGCTAATTCTAAAAACACCTTTAGGATTTGTAAAAACTACATAATGACCACTTGCTAAATCAGACCTTAATTTAGGTTGTGTTTTTACTGAATATTGGTCTGTAGTAGCATTGGTAAAAGTAGCATCTTCAGTAACCATAACTAACTGAGAAGGCGTACCAGTAGAGTTCGCTGCCGATTGGATACTTAGGTAGTCGCCCTTCTTTATTGTTCCTGTAGCACTAGTAGAAGAAGCCTTTAAAGATAATCCAGTAGCACCTTTTACATTGGTTCTTACCTTACAACTTGCTGTTGAGTTTTCTGTAGTGAAATCACCATCAGTGACTACAACTGTATTGCTTGTTTTAGTTGTTATCTTATGCGTTCCATTATTTTCTTCATTAATAGCACCAGTAACTACAATAAAATCCCCTACAATTGCATTAGCAAAAGTAGAAGCACTAGCAGTTATTCTTCCTGCAGTTGTAAAGGATAAAGTAACTGAAGTATTGTTAACTCTTATCTCAGAGATTAAAGCAGTAGCATCATAAGTGCCTTTATTAACTAGAGCATCAGGGTCAGTAAATTTAAAATGATTTACAGGTCCATTTAGTTCTAATAAGAATGTCTGCCAATTTAAAGCAACATCTCTACGCATTGGTGGTAGTGATACTTCAGCAGTCCAATAGACACCATCATATTCTTGGGTTTTTGTTTTACCTGTAAATGGTGAAACAGTAGTTCCAACAGTCCTAACTAGAGTAAAATTACTAGATACAAAGTTAGGGCTTGTAGGCATGTTTATTAATTTAGCCACCTTGTAATGCTCTCCTATAATTACCACCACGCATTGCTGCTTCTGCCACTGCACCTTTAGTAACTTCTGCTATCTGTGGCATCATTTTCATAACCTCTGCTCTAACAGTAGGTACAACACCTGTAGCAAAGTTAATTGATTGATTGATTATTGTAGTTCCACCACCACCCATAGCGTTTTTGCTATTCATGTTATTCATGATAGTTCCACCAGTGTTAGGTACAAATATTTCAGGACCACGTTCACCAACTATTGATGGTCTACCTCCTTGTATAGTTCCACCACTTGCGTTCCTAGTTATACCACCACCGCCACCACTGCTACCAGTTCCACCTTTTGTTCCTGTGATATTAAAGCTACTTAATATGGCATCTACTATAGGTTGTATTACTAACAAATCCATAAATGCTGATATGACTGCTTGTACAACATTAATTGCAAGACTTTTAAAACTTTCAAGAGCATTCTCACCTGCTAATAAAGCACTCGTGAACTGATCAGAAAAAGAACTAGATAAACTCTTAACTTCATCTCCAATCTGTGCCATTGCTTTTCCTACAGGACCACTTGTTTCTAAAAATTCTCTGTATATAGCATTGGCTTCATCTTGAGTAACATTTCCACTTGCAACTTCACTATTTAATATTTTTAAAACTTGTGCCATGTCTGAGTATTTAAGAGTCACTGATTCTATTTCTGATTTAAGGTCAGTTAAAGTTTGTAGTCGTTTTTTGATAGGCTTTTCATTAGGAACAACAGTAGGGTCAAGACTAGATGGTGTTTTTGGAACACCTGTATCATCATCACCAAAGGCTTTGTTTATAGCAGCAGTCGCATCTTTAATAGCAGATTCAATTTCTTCTTGGAAGACAAGAATAGCACCACCTCCTAAAATTGCACCACCTAATACAACAGTAGCACCTGCAGGATTTAGTGAAGCTAATAACATTAGTCCCAATAGTGCATTCCTTAAACTTTTAACGACTATAAGTGCTTTTGCCATAGCAGCAGACATAATTCCTATAGCAGCAGCAAAGCCAGTGAAAACAGCTTGTGTTGTTATCACTGTTACAACAGCAGCAAGAGATATTAATGCTCCTTTGACTAGTCCAGCATTTTTATGTGCAAATACAAGAGCAGTATTAAGAGCTTCAACCGCACTGGATAAAACTCCACCTAACATACCTGCTAAACCTTTTTCTCCACCTTCAGTTAATAAAACTTGAAAAGTTGTTGCTAAATTAACTAATGATTTATTTAAACCTGCTGCACCTACTTGATTTTGAAAAATAGATACCTTATCTCCTAAGTTTGAAACAGCACCAGTAAGTGTCTTAGCCCTATCTTCAATAGCAGTAGAAAAATTTACTTCTCCAACTTTTTTTATAAAGTTCAGAACATTTTCTGTATTCTTTTCCATTGTCTCTTCAATCTTGTCTGCACCTGAACCAAAACTAAGAGTAATATTTTTTCCTTCTGTTTTTCCTGCAAAACCTAGCATTTGAAGTGATTCTATAGAAGTTGTAGATGCTTTGAAAATAGCTGCAGCCATTTGGTCAATGCCTACATTTTGTGCTGCTGCTACATTACCAATTCCTTTTAGTTGTTCGGTAGTTGCAGTAATTCCCAGCCTTCTAAATTCAATAAATGCTTTTGTAACATCTTCAATTTGGAATGTGGTTGTTTTAGTAAAATCTAGTATATTTTGAAAAGCAGCATCAGTTTCTTTCATGCTACCAGTATTAGCTTGTATAGTAGCTCTTAAATCTTCAAATGACCTAGATGTTTTAACAACACCAGTAATAAGTTTTGATATACCAACAGCAGCGAATACTTTTGCAAGGTTTCCAAAAGTGAGCATAGATGCTCTAGCAGTTTTATTAGCAGAACCTAATTTCGTGTTTACTTGATCTAAACCTCTTCTGAGACTTGCAGTTTCGGCTTTTATTTCTACTATTAATTGATCGGCTACTGTATTCATTAGTCAGGATATAACTCCATCATTTCTTCTAACCTGCTCTTATTCATAGGTTCTTCTTTTTTTTCAGATGAATTAAATTCAGAGAATCCATCTATAGCCATATATATTTCTTTAGGACTTGATTGCCAAAAATTGTTATTAGACATACCCATCATGCCAACACAAATAGAGAAGTATCTTTTGATGGGTAAGGAGTCACTGATTAGTCCTCCTTTTCTTGCTTTCCCTCGTCTGCTGCTTCCTCTGAATCATCAGTTAGAGTTTTTGCAAGTAAATTAGCTACAGCACCTGTAGCTTTAACTATACCTGCATTTTGTACTATACCTATAACATCTTTATGCTGTAAGTCGTTACCTCCACCTCTTAAAGCAGGTGTTAGTACATTTATAATTTCGGACATTCGGATATCGCCTTCACCCATTTTAGTGGCTAATTTGATAATTCCACAATTGCATGAATCTTCTATTTTCATAATAGCATCAATGGTAAGTCTACACTTGTATTCCTTACCTGCTAATTCAACAGTAAGTTCACCCTTTAGTTTGTTGTTCGCCATCTGACTTTTCTCCTTTCGGTTGACTTGCTTTTGCAAGTTTTATTTTTAAAATACCATCTCTCATGTCAACAGTACTTGACATAACTTGCATATCTTTTCCATTAACTTTGATTGTTTCTTTGATATCGCATACAGGAATATCTAAATCTTCACCATTGAACATTCCATGTACGTCTTGATTGTTAACTTTAACTGTTACTTTTTCCCAAG